GTAACAAAAGGTTCGTCCGTGTTGAACATCAAAACCCAATTTCGTGCGTTCAAAAGGAATCAGTGGCCGACGATTAATCGGGAGAGTAAATAACGATGTCGCTCCACCCTTCGTCACCTCTCGCTAAGTTTCTGAACTCCCGTGTGGAAGAGAGCGGAAGCGGACGCGAGACTCACCAGCAGGGGGCTGGTCGTATCAACTATCGAATTCTACCCGAAGATATGACCGAGTTTCGGCGTCTCTACTGCGAACACGTTAATCGTGGCGACAGCCCAACAATCTTCGAGAAGATTTCCATTGGTGCTGCTCCTCTTCGGATTGACCTGGATCTGAACTGCGAGGGAGAGCATGATACTCCGTTCCACACGCGCGATCAGACGAAGGCATTCATCTGCGCCTATATGGCGGAGGTTGCAAAGTATCTGGTTGTGACGAAGATCACGGATGTCTACGTGATGGAGAAGGCGTATCCGACATGGTATCCGCATAAGAAGATCACTAAGTCTGGGATTCACATCGTTATTCCCGACCTGATTAGCGATCACGTGACTGAACTGGCGATTCGTAACACGCTTCTCCCTAAGATGGGGGGGTTCTTCCCCGATGTTCCGCTCAAGGAGGGGTGGCGTCCCGGATACGATGAAACTCCGCTGACCCGCAAGTGCACGTGGTGGCCGGTTCTCGGTTCAAAGAAGTGGAACGAGGATGGTGGAGAACCCACTCCTTACCGCGTGAAGTATATCGTCGAGTGGGATCCAGAGGATGGATTGGCGGCGGTCGACGATACACGTGACAATGGGGTTACTCCCGAACTGGTTCTCAAGTTCTCTCTTCAGACCCCCTCTGCAATTGGAAGCCCTGCAACAGATCTTGGAAGACAGCTCCGTTCAAAGGCGGAGAATGAGCTCGCAGCGAAGGTTCGAATCTCCGGTGGCAATGCTGTCCTGCCCCAGCGCGGCCGACCGGCTCAGCGTCCAGGTGAGCCGGGGTCGCGTGAGTCGTCGCCAACTCGCGTTATCTACCAGCACCCGTTGACCGATACAATGCGAACCTACTACAAGGATCACGTGGACAATCTGGCAGAGTCTCGTTACTCTGTCTACGCAGAATGGGTGAATGTGGCAATCTGCCTGAAGAACATCCACCCCGACCTAATCGACGTGTGGCACGAATTCAGCTCGAAGGCCGCTGAAAAGTACAACTACATGGAGACGGAGGCGAAGTGGATGTCTCTCGGCTTTCGCAATGACGGCGCGAAGCTGGGCGTAGGCAGTCTTCGGTTCTGGTCTCGTAACGACAATATTACCCGCTATTTGGAAATCGAGAAGAACAACATAGAGCACCTGATCAAGGAATCGGTGAAGAGTCAGACGGAGCACGATGTTGCACAGGTGGTGTATGCAAAGTACCGTGATGAATTCAAGTGCGCCAAGTACGGCGCGAACGTCTGGTATCGCTTCGCTGGGCACATCTGGCGCGAGACGGATCGAGGGATTGCGCTTCAGACCCGACTGTCGAGTGACGTGGCGAAGGAGTATCTCTACTTCGTTCTACAAGAAAAGACGGCTCAGTTCAATGGCAATATGACCCATACGGCTGAGGGTAAGCATGATCCATCCGGATGTGAGCTGTGTCGCTCGGAGAAGAAAGAGAAGGCGTATACTGATATCATCAAGGCTCTGAAGAAGACGGGCTTCAAGAAGAGCGTCATGGATGAGTGCCGTGAGCTGTTCCTCGACGAGGAGTTTGCGAACAAGGTGGATGAGAACAAGCGGCTGATCGCCTTCCGTAATGGGGTGTTCGACATGACGACAACACCTCCGGTGTTCCGTGACGGGAAGCCGGAAGATTACATCTCCTTCTGCACCAATCTCGACTTTGATCCGAAGAAACCGTACTACGAGTATGATTGCTGGTCTGAGCTGAACAAGTTCCTACATGACGTGCTGCCAGACGCAGAGGTTCGGACGTACTTCCTCGCGTACCTTGCGAATTCGTTGTCGGGCGAGAACGACGCGCAGAAGTTCCACATCCTGACCGGCGAGGGTTCGAACGGCAAGTCCATGCTGATGATTCTGATGTCGACCACCATGGGTGATTATGCATGTACGGTTCCAATCTCGCTTCTGACGCAGGGTCGTAACAAGTCTGCGGCGGCGGCTCCGGAGCTGATGCGCATCAAGGGTCGTCGTTTCGTGACGATGCAGGAACCGGATGAGCAGGTGCCGCTGAATACGGGTCTGATGAAGGAGTTGGCGTCGTCGGAGAAGATCACGGCACGTGATCTGTATGCGGGTTCGAAGCAGATGATCGACTTCGAGCTCCAGGCACGGTTTAATCTGGCATGTAACGAGAAGCCGAAGATCAATACGACAGATGGTGGTACGTGGCGCCGTCTGGTGGTTGTTGGCTTCCCGAACAAGTTCGTGTTCGACCCGAAGCTCCCGCACGAGAAGCTGATGAACGAGAGCATGAAGCAGAACTGCCTGAGCGAGACGTGGGCGACGGCGTTCCTTAGTTACCTGGTTCACCTCTTCACGGAGGGTAAGGGTCTGCGAAAGCTGACGGCGCCAGATAAGGTGATGGAGTACATTGCGGAGTACAAGGAGGACAGTGACGTGATCGCCAAGTTCCTCCGTGAGAAGATTCACGCTCAGCCGCAGTTGCCGGTGGATGAGCAGGAGCGTGATCCGACTTCGTGGCCGAGTATTACGATGACATTTGGTGAGTGGAAACGTTCAAATGAGTTGCATAAGGGAAGCCCTGCCGATTTGAGAAAGCGGTTGGAGGCGGCCTACGGTAAGATGCCTAAGGGTGGTTGGACTTCCTTCCGGTGCGGCGACGCTTAGACTTCTTCTTGCCCTTGCGACGGTAGGTCTTGCTACGACCACCCTGGGGAGAGGGAGTGGGCTGAGCAGGTGGAAACAGACGATTCTTGAAACTGTCCCATGTACCTGTCGCCGTGCTAGTTAGACTGTTCCATCCATCCGTCGCCTTGCTCCACACATCTTCGAACATTATTACTACGTTAGTTTTCTTTCAATGGCCTAGTCGTCCCCGCCGCCGCGCCTGGCACCGATCCTGCTCAGTACGTACGAGCGCAGCAGACCGATGGTGAAGACGACCAGCGCGAAGGACACCGTGAGGTTCACCAGCTCCACGATCACCTGACCGACCTTGAGCTCTGCCGAGCCGACCTTGATGGAGAAGCCAGAGATTCCCTTACCCGCCGACGCGGCAGGAGCCAGGAGCGGCACAAGGATGCCGTCGTTCAGCGACTTGAAGAATCCAGCCACCACGCTTCCGAGATAAAACGCCGCAGTGAGAATGATGATGTCCTTCGTATCGAGCATTTATTGAGTGGTTCAGAATGTTTTTCAGCGAACGTCATAATGAAGATCCGGAGCGAGGCTCTGAATCGGTTAGCAGGAAAGGCCACTTCGCTCTTGGCGTTTGACTGTGAGTTCTGGCACCTGGGGGCTACATTCCTTCCTCGAGAGGTGGGTGGATACCACATGACTCGCAGTGGTGATGCATGGGTTCGCTCTGCGCCGTTCTTCGTTGTTCTTCCGCCTCCCAGTGGGCAGCTGAACCGCGTTTCATCCAGTTATTCTACCGTTACACCCAAGACAGCAGAGATCCTGGATATCCTTGAAGAGACGGAGCGAACAGCACCTGAGTTTCTGCATGACGACGACAGTGTAAAGGCATACTTTGCGGACCCCAAGGTGAAGCCACACTTGAAACCCATGTCTTGGCTCACTGGATTCGTAAAGACGATCAGTGAGTCTGTTGTGATCGTGAAGGGTGACATGGATATGAAAGCTATCAAGTCTGCATGTACAAAGTACAAGATCGCCTACCATGCACCCTTAAAAGTCTTCGACATTGCGCGTCACAACCCCGAGTTTAGTAAACGATGCGGCACAGCAAAGTTGGAAGGCACGTATCGCTGCATATCGAAAGAGTTGGATACTGGACTGAAAGAGGCGTTTCCGGTCGGCAAGGCACATAACCCAGTTTTTGACTCCGCCATGACGATTCAGGTCGCCGCGTGGATGGCGGAAAGGTCGTAATCCCTCTTCTTTTCGCGGTATCGCTTCGTTTGCTCTCTCCGCTTATCGGGGTTATTCAGTCTCCATTGTTTCACTCGTTCACGTTCTTCGTCTTTCATCTGTTGACGTCGAACGCGGCCGTATTCTCTATCGGATGCCTTTTTGTCGTCCGCCGTCTGCAATGGACGACATTTATTGAGACAGAGCGGGTCGCCGATATACATATTAATCCGATCTCTCTCCAGTCTGAGAAGTTCCTCTTTATCAACCTCACTGTGTTCGGAGAGTAGACTTATATTCGCATGTTCCCATCCATACTCATTGAAGTATGCATAAAGAGGTGTCTTTTTACGACATTCTTCTTTTGACTTTGATTTGTGGTTATTGATTCGCCGAGTAAGTGTCTGCGTCGTCGAGCCGATGTAAAACGTCCCATCGATATCGCTCTCGATCTTGTAGATAAGTCCAATCATTATGTAGCGTATACATAATTGTGTATAAATGGATACACGCTTTTTTGGCCCCTCTGGGTGGCAATTGTTCCACTTCATCGCAGAGGGTTCGCCGTCACCCGGAAACACCTTGGCATTGATGTCTCGAATCCTGCCCTGCAAGTTCTGTCGGGAGAGTACGTCGAACTTCGTATCCGATCACCCCCTGACGAAGTCGGCGAGTCCGGGACACTGGTTGTACGAGATCCACCGCATGGTGAACCACAAGTTAAAAACACAGGCTGAGAAGGATCCTGCGGTCATTCTCCCCGAGCCCGATCCGACCTATGAGGACGTGCATGAGAAATATGAGCATCTTCTGAAGAAACCTCCCCACGGTGTCCCGGGACGCGACTTTCTGTTTGCCATCGCCTACAATTTCCCAGAGAAGCCGGAGTTCGATGACATCAATACACAACAGGCCTTTCTACGGAGCTTGATGGTGACCTACCCCTTTCCCAAACTACGCAAGGTGTACGTGCAGTATATGCGGTCGCATCCGTTTGACTTGACTTCGCGTAGTGCATACCTCCATTGGATGTACGGGCTTCTGCGGCGTCTCTCCGAGAAAACGAACTCGTCCATCCGTAGCTTTAAGGGGTATGCACACCATGTGGCTTACTACAAGAGCGGGTGCTCCAAAGCAACCTACCATGGAAAAACCTGCAGACGACTTGACAATGGAAGCTACACCAAAAATCGTAACCCTAAGCGTACTCGACGGATCGCAGGTGGAAGTCTACTCTCGTAAACATGGAGGTGAAGAGACCTCGCTGTTGATGAAAGTGTATATGGTTTGTTTCTTGGTACTTACCTATTTAGTGATGCGATCTGCATTCGTTTAGAAGATCGACTTGCGGCTCTTGCGGCGGTGGCGGCGCGTCGTACGCGCGGGTTCACCATATGACCGCTTCGACGTCTTCCACGTCTTCTTGGCCTCCATGATCGCCATCTTCATGCCCTGGAACCCCTTGGGGAGGTGACCCTTCTTCTTCATCGTCGCGCGAGTCTTCATGACGTGCTTGATCCAAGCGTTTCCTGCCATTTTGTTTTAAGTACGCGAAATGAATCCAGGGCGTCCAAGAGGAGTCGGACAGAGATTCCACTGACATCCATACGCATACACGTCGTCCATGACCTTGAACTTAGAAAAGGCCTGGTCAGGTGCGACAATCGCAATGTGCGAATGTGTGAACGAACGCAGCTCGTCTGGCTCACGAGGGTGAGCTGCCTGTTGATACGTCAGTCGACGCAGGTGGCTTTCGTTCCACGATATATTCACTAACGGCTCCAGATCCGTCCCACGTGCTTCATTGCCACATGCGATGATGACCTTGTCTGCGAGTTCCGAGAGTGGGATGTTCTCAATCGTGCCCGAGAAAAGCTGCCTCCGAACGGTCGTCTTGAGGTGCTGTGCGACACGGTTCGCAGTGAAGCTCTTTTCCGTATGCAGTACGATACTCAGAATCAGCGGATCACGAGAGGGGAATGCCTTCTGTAGAATCGCAGCGCAACACGACTGGAATCCTCGGGCATTTATCCCATCGTACTGAGGGCTGAGAGCAACCACGGGCTGATCCTCTCCGTCCGAATACACGTGAAGCTCGACCAGTCGGTACCCCTTGTCCAGCGCAGTGTCCAGATCCCCACCTTGTACATAGTAATCGACCAGCGTCTTGCTGCGGTCCTCCTGAAGAGGTGACTCAGAGGATGCGAGGATGTATCCGGCCGCAACCAGTGCTCCAACCACGACCAGCGGTTCCATTACGTAGTATCAGGCAAATAATGCACCTACTTTTACACCTAACAGCAGTTCGCCGCCGCGACGGAGATGATTGATTTCCTCATCCGAAATGCGCTTCTCCATTGAAATATCCATCAGACATGCATAGTGAAAATACAGACAATACATTCCACACTCTGACTCCTTGAACTGGTGCCGCGTCGCATTGTACGTCAGTTTCATCGGTGTCTCGCGCGGATGCTTCTCGTCCCATTGATCCTTCCACCGAAACATGAGGCGCTGAATCTCCTTCTCGGGCTTGTGAGCATACGAATCAAAATAGGTCATGCGGGGGAACTGCAGCTCATCGCGCATGTCGAGAAACGCAGCGATCCAATGCTGACCGGGGCCGTCGTGGACATCCGTGTTGAATACGATTCCTATGCGGCGAAATCCCTTCTTATACAGCTGCTCCAGCTTCATGGAGCAGAGCGCAGAGACAATGCACTTGGACATCTCAGACTTGAGATCGAAATCGATCGGTACACATCCGACAAAGTGGTAGTCCTCGATCACCTTCTCAT